GTTTCCACTGAAAGCCGCGCTTACTCCACTGATGCTCAGGATTACCGATTCAGCGTTGGTCGATGAAGAAGTAATTCCAGAAGTGAATCCGTACTTGATTTCGGTGGTCGTGCTGGTGCTCATTGTTCCAACCGCCGCAAACACCCAAGTTCCAAATCCAGCCTTGGGTCGAACACCGACTTGATACAGGTTGATGCCTGTATTGATGGTCTTGTCAAAGTAAGTTGAAGTCACGCCAGTCGTATCGGTGATTCCGGCAGCCGTGATGTTTCCAACCAAGACCCACTTCTGCACGGTCTTTCCAGTGAGAAGAAGGTAACTGTTTAGGAGATCGCCAGCGTCCTGCACCTGTTCATACCTGAGTGCCTGACCGTTTGCGGTAGCTGCTCCAAGGCTGGTCAGCTTGAATCCGTTCATGTTGATGTTCCCTGTAGCGGTAGAGCCGATGGGAACATTGCTGAGGTTGTCGAGAGAAAGAACACCGTTCGTCGCGACCTTCAGGTATCGATCCGCAGCACCGCTACCCGCGAACACCGTGCCGTTGGTGGCTCTGTTCAGGTTCTCGTAGAGGATGACATCAGTGCCGATCTTGGTGGCCCCAACCGCTCCCGTAGCAAGGTTTGCGTTGGTTACGGCCAGTGCGCCAAGCTTGGTGGTCGTGACTGCTCCAGCCGCAATCTTGGCTTCGGTAACCGCAAGGTTGTCGATGTTTGCAGTGGCGACGGCAAGCGATCCCAGCTTTCCAGAGGTCACGGCTCCAGATGCGATTGCTGCGGAGTCAACTGCGTTGTCCGCAAGCACACGGGCGTCCACCGCGTTGTCGCCAAGCTTCGTGTTGGTCACTGCACCCGTCGCGAGGTAGCTTTCGGTGATGCTTTCGTTGGGAATGGCGGACAATGCGCTGCGAGCGACTCCGAAGTTCCGCACACGGATTCCAACACCAGATCCGGGAGCACCAGTCAGGAAGGTGATCTTTCCTGCGGTGATCTCGTAATCCGGAGTGGCTCCGTTGGGGCGCTGAAGAACTCCACCAACCTCGACAATGAACATATTCGGGTCAGTGGCGTTTGCTTCTGGAGAAAATGTAAAGGCGGTCGAGCTTCCGTTGCCCGTAAACGCCCATGCCTGAGGAACAGTGACCGCAGTGCCGAACACCTGAGCAGCGTCCAGCTGGGATTTGGTGACGAAGTCGCCGCTTTCCAGAGCCATCGCACCATTGGTGATGCGGTATTTCTGAGCATCCCACTTCAGGCCGTCAGCGGTCTTTCCAAGGGCTCCGCTACCCGTGTCGTTGGCTTCCTGAACGATGTGCAGCATCCCCTTGAATCCCTTGTCGAGATCCGCAGCCGTCAGGATGGATCCATCGGAGAAGTCAACGATGTTCGTCGCAAAGCCAGCGGAGGTGTTCGGCGTCTCGCGGGCGATCTTGACCACGATGCCAGCCGCAGGAGCTCCGTAGCCCACGGTGAACACGACATTCTCGTTGCCGCCGCTGGTGTCGATGGTGTAGTTCGCGGGATCGACCAGCTGGTTGTTCAGGTAGACCTTGATGTACCCAGTGCTGAGGTAGTCATCGATCCCAGCGAACGAGAAGGTCCGGTTGGACCCGTTCCCGGTGAAGGTGACATAGCTGTTTGGCATGGTTTAGAGCTCCTTAGATTCAGTCTTCACGGGATTTGGGCCGACGCCGCTGCTTGTCGAGAAGCATGAATTCGTCACCGATTTCCTTCTCGGTGATATTGAATAGATGCTTGAGCGGTAGAAAGTTCTGGTACGGGAGGAGAAGGCGAGCCTTGTGTACCGTGGACCGAGTGATGTCGCGCTCCTTGTCGGTGATTCCAGCAGCCTTCGCAACTGACGCACCGTACACATCCTTTCCGACATCCCAAGTCTTGGTCACGAACGACTGAGCGGGGAATCCGTACATATTCAGACCGCTGTATCGATATGCGGAGAACAGCGGATCATCCTCAAACATCGAGGTCCACGCGGTGTCGATGGCCATCATCGGGAGGAAGAACTCGCTGGGTCCAGCCGCACCGCCACGGACAAAGCCGCTGAGGCCAAGAGTGGCGTCCTCGGTCTTCTTGGCCCGTTCGTAATCTCCAGAAGCCTTGAAAGACTCGACATCCAGAGAGTTTCGTGCGTACTGGATCATCGCCGCAAAGAGCATGGTTGCACCGATTTCCTGAGCTACGCGGACGCGAGCACCAGTGTCGCCACGGCGGATTCGGCTCAGGTTCTGCAACGCAAAGTTGTCCACACCCTTGAGGTTGAACGCACGGAACTGAGTCAGGAACCGTCCATACCAAGTGAAGCCGATCCTGTGGAAGTCTCCACGGGTGGGCATATCCTGAATTCGTGTGCGGACTGCGCGGTCGATGAACGCACGGAGATTGTCCATGCGGATGTCTTGCAGATTCTGGAGGTCAACGACTCGTGTGCTTCCAGCCCTGTTGCTGAGTACCGCATTCGTCGTGATGTAGTTGATCAGCTCGTCGTACTGAGCTGGCTCCATTCCCAGCGTCCTGACCGTCGCATCGTCAAGCCGCCGAGCCGCGTTGGTTCCGACATCGTAGAGATGCTGGATGGTGGACGCGGCCATGAGATGCTGCGTGAACGAAGTCACTGGAGTCAGCAGGGTGACATCCGAGAAGAAGTTGGACATCGAGTTCAGGCCACGAATCACCCTGTTTGGCTCGGTTCCATACTGATTCTGGACTTGCTGCATCAGAACCCGGCGAAGACGATCCGTTGACGGATGGAACGCCTGATCGACAAGACGGGAGAAGTTCTGGGCTCCTTCGTCCATCGAGTTCCAGTTCGTCAGCATCTCGGCGATGATGGGCATCTGGGTGACGGTGCTGCGAAGGCCGAGCGTACCGATGATTCGCGATGTCTCTGACAACGCGACCAGACCGAATGCGCCGCCAGTGGACAGGTATCCAAGCGGAAGCATCACGCCAAGTGCGGCATCGCCGAATCGAGTCAGTCCGCTCAGTTCCTGACTGTTGCGGTGAAGAGGCTCGTACCGAAGAGCCGCAAGCGTTTCGTTGAACGCCGCACGGACTTCTTCGGTCATGGATCCACCGAACGCTGGATCGAGGTTTCCGATGCGGTTGATCGTGTCGATCATTTCGGAGACGGTCTGGATTTGCACCGCGTTTCCTGCTGCATCGGTGATCCCATGCTGCGCCATCTGTGCATTGAAACCGTCGATCAACCGCCTTTCGTTGATGGCTCCGAACACAGAGACCATGTACTTCTTCATGATCTGCGGCATATCGTTGACGGTAAGGTCGGCGATGCTGATGCCGTTTCGGCCAGAATTGAGCAGATCGGTCGGAGTCGCAAAGTCAGCCATTTCATCCAAGATGATTCTGGCTCGTCCAAATGGAGTGCGAGACGCTCCGCTTGGTGACACTGGGCCAAGCAGATTCTGCATGGCCTGTGCAACATCAAAGTCAACATCGAGGATCGGAGCAAGATCCGAATCACGGGAGATGTTGATCAGTCGGTCAGCAAGGACGGTGGCGGCTTGACGGACATCAGGAAGATCGATGACTTGTCCAGTCTCAGTGATGATCTGACGAGTTCCCGTGGCTCCGCCGAGAGACTGTTCCAGCAGAGCGATCAGGCTGTTGCGTCCATCAACTGTCGTTCCAAGTCGGGCAATTCGATCCCAACGCCAGAGACGGGGAAGGTAGTTCACCACTCCCGAATTCTGGAATCCACGGACACCAGCCTGATGTGCCGCCTGATGAGCCTCATTCAGGATCTGACGGACATCGCGAGCCGTGGCGTTCACGCCATCGTTAGCGTGGTTGAAGTTGCCAGTCCTGACTTGCTCCGCAACCGCCGCATTGAACTCATCGAGCCGTTGCCGAGCGCCACGACCGAATCCAGCCCTGAGATTGTCAGCCAGCGTGATGCGATCCGCCGCGCCTCTGTTGAGGGCAAATCGGGTGTATCCATTTCGATACGAGGTCAGGCCACGGGCAAGGAATCCAGTCATCTCGTAGGTTCCCTGCTCGAAGATCGTGTGGCCCTGCGCAACATTGGTTCCATTGGCGGTGGCCATCGCGCGACGGGTGTTGAACATCATCATCATCGCTGCGCGAGCAGCGGGATTCTGGAACCGCATGACAACCGCTGCTTGATTGAAGAACTTCTGGAACCACCCAAGAGTGTCCATTCCAGTGAGGATCGGAGTCTCGGCGTTCATGTTGTGAGCGCCAGCAACCGAGTTGGCTCCTGATGGCGGTCCAGCTGGTCCTGCGGGAGCTGCTCCTCCTGCTCCTCCTGCGCCTCCACCTCCCGCACCGCCTCCAGCGCCTCCACCTCCTGCACCGCCTCCAGCGCCTCCAGCGCCTCCTGCACCGCCTCCACGCCGCGCGGGAGCACCGGGAACAGCAGGAGCTCCTGCATTCAGGCGGGCTTCCTCTGCGGCAATGGCTGCGCGCCTCGTGCGATTCAGGTGATCGCCGAACACGCGGACATTGTTCTGGAGAGCCCGAGGAATGCGGATGCCCGCTCCCTGACCTACACGGGAGTTGATCACTTCCGCGACCTGAGCCAGACGCTGCCGAGAATCCAGCATCTCAACGCCACGGGAGTTGCGTCGCATCGGCGGATTCTGCATGATCGAGCGAACATCCTCGATGATCTCCTCGAACATCTGCCGATCAACATTCGTCCCCCTGCTTCGGATCTCGTTGGCGATCTGGAGGATCAACGACGCCTGATCGGGGTTGTCGAGAGGAGCCGAGGTTCCAAGACCGGGAAGAGCATCACCAGCCTCATCGAGTCCCGTGTCGAAGTGAGCCCAGAGTCCTTCGATTGTCTGCTGCCTGTTGACCAGTTCATCGAACGCCTGATCGACGGAGTTGATCCGCGTGGTGTTTCCAGCAGCACGGGCCTGACGCAGCCGCTCCGCGACATTGTCGGGAAGGAAGCGATTGACGGTCTGCCAGACGCGGGCTTCAAACGCAACTCCACGGAGACCCTCGGCCTCGGCGGCGAACAGGGCGCGACCGATTGCTCGGGCAATGTCCTGATTGACGGGACCGCCACGCCGCTGAATGTCCGCAAGGATTCCGAGAATCGAAGATTGAATTCCAATGACCGCTGCTCGGTATCCTTCGTTGGTCGCACGGAACATCCGCTGACCGGGAGGAGTGAACACGGTCGTGCCATCAGCCAAGGCTCGCTGACGCCATCCACGGGCGGTGAGCATCTCGCGGACACGGCTCGCCTGAGCGACATCGGCATCTGCGGAGATTGCCACCGAACGGACGGCGCGGTTCAGGCTTCGCCAAGTTCCAGTGTGCTGGAAGGCGACATCACCTTCCTGTGCCGCTGCGAACAGCGAGTCCGACTGCACGAAATTGCCACGGAGATTTTCCGTCGAGAGTTCGACCTCGATTCCCGTTCCACGGCCAGTTCCACCGGGGTAAAGGTTGCGGTCAATGGCCACATCGTCGCCAAGACCAGCGGCAAGCTGACGAGTTCCACGGCGGTTCGTCATGAAGACGCCGCTTGGACGCATACGCTCGGGAAGACCCTCGCCACGACGGGCGCTGCGGGCAAGTTCTCCACGAGCCAGAGGCATACCAGTGAACCGTGCAAGGGCTCCACGCCATCCAGTGACCCGAGCGCGTCCCTCGTTCAGGAGCGAATCCATGAAACGCTCGTTCGCGGGCGTGTACATCGACGGGCCGAAATTCGCGGGCCTCTCGTTTCCAGCAAGCATGGCTGCGCCGACATCATCGGCACGGTTGATAGCTCCTTCGCCCTGCATCACGGGAAGCGCAAGACCCTCCGTACCCGGAATGTTCTCGCGTCCCGTCCTTGAGTACGCGCCGAACGCATCGTCCGCGATGCCGTCGATTGTCTCTCCCACCGGAAGAACGCGGTCTCCCAGCAAGGTTCGATCAGCAGCAGCGGTGGTGACGAACGCAAGAGGGCTTCGCATGAGCCCCGTTCCAGCGCCAGTCCTCATCTGGTGAACGAAGTCGTTCGCGTACTGGGTGATCTGGTTGGTGGCGTATGCGCGGGCGGCGAATCCACCGATGACTCCACCGAATCCTGCGGCGATGGTGGAGTCGAAGACGATGCTTCCAATGTCGGTCTGGTAGGTCGGATCGATGCCGTACTTTGCGATCTTGATCGCTGCTTCTTCGGCAACGCCAAGAGCCGCGTATCGCCCCATTCCAGAAAGACGGGAGACGGCTTCAGCAGCCTCGGCAGCCTCTTCACCGATGCGGTAGAGATTGCCGAACCGCTCCGCACGGACGGTCTGCGCGATCCGCTGGCCTGACTGGATGAACATTCCCGTGTCCCCCGCGAATGCGAGGGGTTCGAGAAGAACGGACATACCGATGATCGCTGCCGTATCTCCGACGAATCCAGCGAACTTTCCAAGTCCAGAGCCCTGCTCCGCGAATTCAGGAGACGCGATGCGGACAAGGTCGAGACGGGACTGGAATTCTCCGTAGCTCTTGGAGGAGAGGAGCCATGCCCAGTTGTCCGACGAGACGCCCTCAAGGTCTGCGGCGATTCCCTCGATGTTGTTGTAGCCCTCGATGGAGTGGGCGCTCGGAAACGGAGCAGGAACGACGGGCTCTGGGTTGAATGGATCCGTCTTCTTCTGCGGCTTGGGGTTGAAGTTCAGCGGCTGCGTGTAGGACTCATCGTCCGTCGTGAGTCCGTTGACGAAGGATCCGATGCGTCCACCCACATAGCCCGTGAAGCTGCCCATCAGGCCGACGCCGAATTTCCCGAACGGTCCTTCCTGCGCCATGGCGTTTGCCAGAGCCCGCGTCTGCGGATCACCGGGACGATTGATGGCGATCTGCTGGTTGTACTCCATTCGCTCGGCAGCCGACATCAGGTCAATCGGCGAAGGAGTGCTGATCAGCGTCGAGTCGAAGAATGAGCGTGGCTGGATGGTGGTCACTTCATGGCTCCGTATGCGGGCTGGACAGCGCGGGGATTACGCATCTTGCTTTCAATCGGGATGCGACCGCTTCCACGCGCTTCCCTGCGTCCTGCTTCCTGAACGACGCGCTCATAGGGGCTGAGGGAACCGGGGATGACATTGCCTTCCTCGTCCCTAGGGCGATCCTTGCCAGCGATGTCAGCGATGGTGTAGTACCGATCCTTGACGGCGTTCCCGTATGCATCTCGGAGCGCGAACACAGGCTCTCCGTTCGGGGCATCTCCGACAACGACGAGGGTGGTCAACTTTTCGTCAGCACCGGGACCAGCCTCCACATTGATGAAGTCGTGGAAGTACTGCTCGGTGATGTCGGGACCGAACACACCCTTCGGAATCACCGAAAGGTTGACGATCATGGTGTTCTCGTAGACATGGTCCGACGCCACTTCAAGGGCTTCATGGAACGATCCCTTGGTCGCCCGCATGGCTTCGATGAACTTCTTCGTGAACATCGCCGAAACAGCAGTGTTTGCATCGGGATTGAGCGGAGTCTCTCCCAATCCAAAAGGCCACCAAGTGTCCACGAGCTGGTTCTGAACATACTGGACTCGGTTTCGGAACTCGATCATGTCGGCCCCATTCGCCTTCATGTCGGTCATCGAGAGGATGTCCATCTCGGAGTCCATGTTGAGACGCTGCGCGACATCACGAACCGCATCGGGCATCGACATGGTCCGCATCTCCATCCGAACCTCCTGAAGGAATCGGAGTGTGCGCTGTCCAGCCTCGCCCTTCGAGAAGAGAACCTCAATCGGACCCTGACCGCCCTCGAAGTTGTTGTAGATCTCGATGAGATCGACAAGCTCAGGACGGATTCCACGCTCGACATCGATGCTGATTCCGTTCATCGCAATGTCGCGAAGATCAGCCACGCGACTGTCGAGTCCGAAATGGATGGCGGCGTTGATCTCCTCAAGCCTGTACATCTGGTGGAGTCGTGCCTTCTGCGCGGGAGGAACATTCATCGCCTCGATCTGCCTACGACGCTCCTCAAGGTAGTTGTTGATGACCGGAACGACATCCTTCCTGCCCGATTCAGCCTTGACGCCGTTGTCATCGATCCGCAGGGTTCGGAGTCGGTCGTTGAACTGGCGGCGCAGGGAGCCCCAATCCAAGATCTGGCCCTTGAGAGCCTTCTGCATCTCCTCGATGTCCTGCGCCATGAGCCGCTTCAATGAGGTGGAGTTCCTGTACTCCAGCGAAGTGTTGCCTTCCCGCGTTCCGTTGCGCCACGCCTCGGTGAACGAGTCCATGGCCTTGCCGCGCTCAATGGGACCGAGGGTTGGAAGCGTTTTCAGCAATGCTGAGTAGTCATCGAAGAACGCCTCCATGCCGAGGTTCTCGTTTCCATTGGAGGCAGCGGTCCGAGCGGCGTAGTACGCATTCTCGGTCTCCATTCCCATGATCTGTTTGTCTCTGGCGACGGCGAGGTCGGCACGATTCTTGGCGATGTCGGCTTGAGCATCGACAAGCATCGCCTTGACCTCGGAAACATCGGCAAGCCTTCCGGTTCCAGCCATCAGCCTTCCAAGCAGTTCCTCTGCTTCGTAGGTCATGGAGCTGGACTTCATTGCCTCGATGAGCTGCACGGCGGTGGACAGGTTGGCCACGCGCGGCATACCCATGTTCTGACCCTGATCATCCATGTAGAGCTGGAGTTCGGGGAGAACCTTGTCCAAGGTCGTGTCGTAGAAGGGGCTCTTGCCCTCCTGAACGCGCTTTCGGGCGTGATCGAACACGAGATTGCGATCCTCTTCGGACAGGCTGCCGAGGATCTCGTCTGGAGTCGCGTTCCTGCTCGCGTAGACAATCGCTTCCCGTCCAGCCAACGACAGACCGGGAACCAGAAGGGGAATCTGGATGTCTCCCGCATCGGAAGTGGTGATCGTGATCGATTTCTCGGTCACCGCGTTGCCTTCGGTGTCGTACATGACCCCGTACCAGCCAAGATCCTTCTGCGAGCCGTCAACGCGGTAGCCGTACTTGTTGCTTTCAGCCACTGCGGACAAGGCATCGGCGACCTTGATCTTGATCGACTCCATGATCTTGCCCTGTCGGTACTTTCCGACATTCGAGGCGTGTTCCGCGCTCATGGAGACCATGCTCGGGTTGAACTGGTCGAAGAACGCCTCGCTCAGGTATGAGGCAGTGCCGAATTCAGCCGACTTCTTGGTCGCGTAGGATGCAGCAAGGGCATCGAAGAAGGTGTTGTCCTTCAGCAGATCGGGATTTGCGGCAATCGCCGTGTCGTACTCAGCCTTGAACTCGTTGCGCGCACGGGAAGCCTCAAGGACTCCCGAAGCCCTCTGGGCTCCCAGCGCCATCCACGGATTCTCGCTGGGATTGATCTGTCCAGACTGGATCATCTGGGCGTATGTGCGTCGGCTGCTGTTGACGGCCTCCTGACCAGACCTGAACTGCTCCGCGTTCATCTCGGTCTTGATCGTGCTGGCGACCTTGACCATCGACTGGCTCAGTTCACCGAATGCATCGGCAAACGCATAGGTCTCCCTGATCGCCTGTTGATCCAGAGGGGCAACTGTCTTCTCCGCCTGAACGGGGGCGACGAAAGTCTGCGTTGGGTTGGCGAATGTGCCGAGCGAGGGGCGTTTCTTGGCCATTTGTGTTCCTTATTGACCCGGCCATCCAAACGAAGGTGCGGGATACGACCCAAGGGATCCATAGCCGCCGGAATACCCACCGCTTGGCGCGGCTTGAGAAGCGACTGTACCTGTATTCGGAGTGTTGAAAGCGGAGTACGAGGCCAGACCAGCGTTCAAGCCAGCGGTGACGCTGTTGACGGCGATGAGTCCGTAGTTGACATTCGCAGGAGGCGGGAGCGGGGACGGATATCCCTGATTGATGATGCTCTGCCCACGGCTGTAGATCGACTGAGCCTCTCGGTTGATCTGCATCGTGTAGTTGGTGATGTTGCGGATCGCCGCCGACTGAAGCTCCATCGTGTCCCGTTCCAGCTGCTGGTGCAGCAGATCAATGCTACGCCCCTCCACGCCCGCCTCGACGGCTCCAGCCCTCATGGTCGCCGATGACTGACGGGCGTCTCTGGTGGCGTTCTGGAGCTCCTGCTTCTGCTGATCGATGACCTCGATGCGCTGCGCCATCAGGGCGTCCGTCTGGAGCCCGATGTCGCGCTTGACGCTCTCGACGGTCTGCTCGAATTCCCTGTTCTGCGCCTCACCGAGGGCTGCCCTGTACTTGTTCTGGGATTTGGCCGCGCTGCTCTGGGCCGCCGACTGGGAAGCCATGCTGGCTCCAGCAACAGCAAGGCCGATGGATACAGGTTCGCACATTAGGGGATCCTCACGAACTGGTAGAAGGGTCTTCCTTCCGCTCCGTATTCAGGAAAGTGGTTGATGAAGGTGAAGCCGAGCCACTGGAGCCACTTGATGTGGACGGTGTTTCGGGCATCGATGTTGTTGTAGAGCACTGCGTATCGACTCTGGAACTCATCGATCCAGTGCTTGGACTTCCTTAGAAAGTCGATCTGATTGCCGCTGATCGCGTCGGTTCCTAGAAGCCAAATGCATCCAATGGATTCATTCTCTCCACGGCAGATCCCGAATATCGCGATGGGGGAGTTCCGCACCCAAGCCGTGTAGCATTCAATTGACGCATCGATGCTGTCCAGCAGGGCGATGTAGTGGTGCTTGCCGCTAGCAGCACGGACCTCATCGATGTCCTCCTGACGCATCCTAGGAGCCATGCGCTCGGCATCACCATCTGTTGTTGGACGGACTTCGATCATGAGAATCGCGTTGCCCTGTCGGTGTACTCGGCCTCGATCTCGCCTCCGATGATCTTGCAAGGGAGCGCGGTTTCATTGACGATGGTGACCGTGGTGGTCGTGTTCCGTCCGTAGATCGGAAGACGGAAGGAACCACGGTTCAGGTAGATCTGGTTGAGTACCGATGTGCCGATCACCAGACCTGAGTAATCGTACTCGTAGTTGTTCTCTCCATCGGTGGCCACCTTGACCCTGAAGTACGAGGTGTCCTCGAAGCTCAGGGACAGGTTGCGAAGCTGGTAGCGACCGTTGAGCAGCGAGGACTGCCCACGCGATCCAGACTTGCCCTGAAGCCAGAACTGGGAGAACTGGTACTTCATCTCGTACTTCAGGCCGATCCACACCGCCACGGCGCTGTAGTCACCACGGACTGAGATCGTTCCAGCAGTGTCGCTTCCTAGGTTGTAGGAGGTTCCAGACATCACGGTCAGGGTGGCCCCACTGGTCGTGTAGACGCTGCTCTTTCCGCTGATGTACGAATACGGCTTGGCGAGCGTCCAAGTGGTCAGGCCAGTGGTGGCGTTGTATGTGCCTGTTCCAGAAGCCTTGAGCTCACGCTCGTCAAGATGCGCGGTCCAGTTGGAGCCGTTGACGAACCCACTGTCGTTGATGTCGTTGCCGAGGCGGATCTTCTCAAGCACTGGGATCGCGGAAGTGGATCGCAGAACCAGAAGATAAAGTTCCATGTCCACGAACTCGGCCCAGATGACCTTGGCGAATCCGCTTGAGGCGTTGTCGGGAAAGTTGTACTTGAACCACGCCGACTGAACCACCGAGTCGCCGCTGGTGGCGAACTTGTAGAAGTACAGGTCGCCATTCGACACCAGAGCCGCCATGTTCTCCTGAGCCGATGCGGTGATGTGCGAGGGCTTGGCGGCGATGTAGCTGGGGACGAAGTCGCTGACCGTATTGACGATGTATGAACCAGAGATGTTCTGCTGAGGAACCATCTCGCGGAGTCCGGTGAATCCGTTTCCACGGTTGTAGGTGAAGTAGACCGACAGACCGGACGAGGTCGGCTGGATGTCCGAGTAGTTCTCGTAGTCTCCAACGGGGAGCAGGGCGACCGAGCGGGGGCTCAGGATCTCGCCGCCGCGCAGAACCAGCTGGCTGCTGTCGGTGAACAGGATCAGCTCCGCGTTGAACACGGTTCCCGACTTCAGCTTTCCGATCTTCGGGCTGCTCGATGCCACATCGATGGGATCGGTGTCGAGGATGTCGAGCACCGTGGTCCTCCAGAAGTTGAAGAACTCGGAGGTCTCGCTCATGATGATGTTCTCGTCGCTCAGGAATCCAAGGCGATTCTTGAACAGGACGATGTTGCTGATCGGAAGCCCGATGAAGCTCGGGAAGCCGTTGGTCAGGTCATCACCGACAAGGCGACTGGCCCACAGGTACGAGCTATAGTCGGCCCCAGCAGGAGCGGAGGGGGCGCTGGGAGTGCTTCCATCGGCCTTCTTGAACAGGAATGTCCCGTTGGACTGCCTGATCAGGATGTGCGGCATCGTGGTGTAGTCGTACAGGTACTTCACGCCAGAGGCGATGGTTTCCTGCCACAAGCCACGGGCGAACGACTGGGCGTTGTCCGTGACGAACTTCACATAGTAGTCATCGATGCCGCTCTCGGGGGCTCCCAAGATCTTGACGATGTACCCGTTGGGAGCCGTGCTGGGAAGCTCCTCGAACCGCTGCACTTGATCACGGATCAAGATCGCTCCCTGCCCACCGTAGTCATCCTCGACCGTGATGTTGAAGTCGGCTCCACGGGTGATGTGGATGACGCTGTCCTTCGATGTCGCGGTGTACGCTGGACTTCCTTGACCACTCAGCGATGCAGCCAGAGATTCAGCACAGTGATCCGTACCGATGTTGGTTCCGTTCGGCGTGTGGCTGACGGTGATGGAGTTTCCTCCATTAGAATCAGTGACCGTGATCGAGATCTTTCGGTCGGCTGCCGACTGCTTGACATAGACCAGTGCGGCACGGTCTGGATTGACCACCGTGGTCGTTGTCGAGCTGAGTGCGGTTGTCTTGGCCGTGTTGACCACGAAGGTCACATCGGCGATTGTGAGCGTCTTCAGCGTGTCCTTGGTCGCGTTGACGAGGTAGTCCTGCGAACCCGCCCCGTAGTACACGGTCTTCTTGTTGCCGCTGAGATCGTAGACCTCCACGGCGCAGTCTCCCGAGCTTGCGGCGGGCTTGATGAAGACGAAGAACTTCTCGGTCGAGTCTCGGACGATCAGGTGCGACTTCACATCGGTTCCAGTGATCCCGGAATAGACGGTGGTCGATGCGTTCCTGATCTCCGTGACCCTGCTGGTCGGCTGTCGCTTGATCAGACCCTCCACCATGCTGGGGAAGGCGTTGACCATGTCTTCGCACTGATTGTCGGCCCGCAGATGCGGGGATTGCTGGCTGACTCCCCCGATGAGGTTGGAGATCGACTGGGTCAACAGGGGCATCAGTAAGTCCTGTAGGAGGCGTTCCGATTGATGACGCTGAGGGTCGAGATGTCCTCGAAGATCGAGTAGTCGGCGGTGTCGTTCTCGTACTCGCGCATCTTCGCCATGGCCATCATCTCGTCCTGCCCGGTGAACATATGGTGCTTCTCCGAGCCGATCATGCGGTCACCGAAGATGCGGGCAGCGCGGATCATGATGTACCTACGGGCGGGCTCGGGGATCTCCTCGAACTCAAGCATGACGATGCGGTCCACCTCGATGCTGGCCGAGAACACATACGAGTTCGTGACCTTGTCGTACAGGCGGTTGCCACGCAGGACGATGTCCAGATCGGTGTACTTGTTCGGATTGGTATCGACCCGAACGACATTCTCCGAGATGTAGATGTAGCCACTGGAATCAGGAGCCAGCGTCACCTTGTACTCGCTGTTGAAGTGCCATCCGTAAGACTGGATCTCACGGGACACCTCATCGAGGATCTGCTCGGCAAGGTTGCTGTCTGCCCGCTGCGAGCTCAGGGTGTTCACGGGGGGCTCCCCGATTGCAGAGAGCATCGTGTTGATGGCGTTCAGCTTGGTGGTCTTGTAGAGCATTTGAACCTCGATAAATGGGTGGTGGGCTCCAGATGGAACCCACCACCCTTAGGTTGTGTGGTCAGCCTTTCGGCTG